GGGGTGGAAGATTGGTTGGTGCTCTTGCCTCACCATACATTAAAACTTATATTGGAACAGAACCATCAACTAAAACTTTTGAAGGACTATGTAAACTTCGTGATGACTTTGCTTATCTTGGTAAAGATATTCAATTGAATATGATGGGTTCGGAAGATTACATACCACAAAAAGATAGTTTGGATTTGTGTTTTACTTCGCCACCATATTTCGATACTGAAAAATATGCAGATGAAGAAACTCAATCATATAATAAATTCCCAACAAGAGAAGAATGGGGATCTGGATTTCTTCAATCAACATTCCGTAATTGTTATCATGGTCTAAAAATGGGTGGCTATATGCTAATCAACATAGCCAACACACCAAAGTATAAAGATTTGGAAGAAATGACTATAAAGTATGCCAACCTAGTTGGTTTCGATCACACCGATACTCTACAACTGATACTGTCCGCAGTTATGGGAGCTGGCTATAAAAGAGAGCCAATCTTCGTATTTCAAAAAAATCGCTAGGATATTAGGCAAAAATTTCGTATATTAGTCTATGAATTTATTAACCAATAAGGTATGTTATGTTTAACCCCTCACACACTATTTGGAATGAAAAGTATCGCCCACAAACTCTTGCAACTTATGTTGGCAATGAAACAGTAAAGGCAACCTTTCAACAATATATTGAGACAAACGATGTTCCTCACTTACTTCTTTATGGTGACGCTGGTAGTGGTAAAACCACACTTGCTAAGATTGTTGCAAATACTATTGCAAAAGACAACTACATTTACATCAATGCTTCCGATGAAAACTCGGTAGATACTGTTCGTGATAAAATTAAACAGTTTGCTTCTTCGATTGGTTTTGGTGGATTGAAACTAATTATATTGGATGAATGTGATTACATGACACCAAATGCTCAGGCGGCACTTCGTAATGTCATCGAAACATTCAGTAAGACAACTCGTTTTATTTTAACTTGTAATTATGTAGATAAGATTATTGATCCAATTCAATCTCGTTGTCAAATCTTTAACATAGTTCCACCATCGAAGAAAGAAGTTGCACAACATCTTGTAACAATTTTGAATGATGAAGGTGTAAAATATGAGAAAGATAATCTTGCAACAATTATCAATCAATCCTATCCAGATATTCGCCGTGTAATTAACACAACTCAGCGATGTGTTATTGGTGGTGTTTTGAAATTGGATGAAACAACTTTGGTTGAACACAATTATCTTTCTTCGATTGTTGATGTTTTGAAATCTAATAAAAACAAAAAAGAAAAGTTTGACGGTATTCGTCAGTTACTCGCTGACAATCATGTAAGAGACTTTAATCAAATGTTCAGGCACCTTTACGATAATGTTGATACATTCGCAAACGGTTTTGTATCTACAATTATTTTAATTATTGCTGAAGCACAATATAAAGACAGTTTTGTTGTAGACCATGAAATAAATGCCATGGCTATGTTTATTCAAATTATTATGGAAATTGACCAAAGGAGAAAATGATGGCTGTTTATGATATTAACGGTGGTGGCGATATGTCACAACAAGCACAACAAATCAGTATTGATTTGAACCAGGCAACAGATATTGAATGCACAGAATGTGGAAACAAATTTTTTAATGAGGTAGTTTTCTTTAAGAAAATATCGGCATTGATTTCACCAAATGGGCAAGAAGGAATTGTTCCTATTCCAACTTATGCATGTACAAAGTGTGGAAACATTAACGATGAATTTTTACCAAGTAAAAGACAACAATTAAACGGTTAAGGATTATCATGGCAAAAAGTTTATTTGATCATATTAAAGGTGTTACTTTCCGTAAAACAAAATGGGAAGAACTTTCAGAAGAAGATGCAAAGTCATGGAGCAATTATATGATTGCTCGTTTCTTTTCAATGGAACCTGAATTTGTTGAAGTCATAAATGAGTTTCAAACATATTCAAATGGAATACTGTCTTCAAAGGATTACTATAAACTTTTGCTAGATATTCTACCAAAGAAATCAATCTTTCTGAAATACATAAAATCAAAACACAAAATGGAAATAGAACCGGAAATTCTATCTACATTTTGTAATCACTTTGAGTTAGGAAGAAATGAAGTCTATGAGTATATTCGTTTTCTGAAAGAGAATAATCAAGATGAATTGATAAACATATTGAAAAAGTATGGAACACCTGAAGCAGACATTAACAAATTTGAAAAACAATTAAAGAATGTAAAATGAGGAATAATAAAATGTCAATAAAAGAAATTGATTTAGGTAGGAAACAAAATGATGTTGTTACCGAAATGGAAAAGAAGTTTCCTGTAATGACAGCCGAGTTTAAAAAAATACAACAAGCTCAATACGAATTATTCTGTGCAAAACAAAGTAACTATGGTCCAGATAATATATCAATGGGTAGTACGCTTGAACGAGAAGAAGACCGTAAACTTTCTTTACAAGGTCTTTTCTTTCGTATAAATGATAAGGTAAACCGTTACAAACAAATGATTATGTTTGGTTCAAAGGATGCAGTCGGTGAAAGTCTTGATGATACATTCAAAGATATTTCTGTATATGGTATCATTGCACAACTTGTTCAGTCTGGCAAGTGGGGTAAATAATGCCTAACAGAAAAGTATCTTTTTCACAATATCAAATGTGGAAAGATTGTCCTCATAGATGGAAACTAACATACATTGATAAACTTGCAACATATCAACCATCAACCGCTGCTCTTTTTGGAACAGCGATGCACGAAGTATTGCAAGAATATGTTAAGACCATCTATGAGAAATCAATCGTTGAGGCAAATAAACTTGACCTCAATGAAATGTTACAGGCAGGTATTCGGAACGAATATAAAAAGTTACTTACCGAAAATAAAGATGTTCACTTCTCTACCGATAAAGAATTAAAAGAATACTATTCAGATGGTGTTCAAATTCTTAATTGGTTTAAGGCACATAGAGCTGATTATTTTCAAAAGAAAGATTATGAATTGGTTGGTATCGAATTACCTATAAACATAGTTCCACTTGAAACACATCCAACTGTTAAACTTGTTGGGTTTTTGGATTTAGTTATTAGGAATACAAAGACGGGTGAAATATACATATACGATTTCAAGACTAGCACAAACGGTTGGAACAAATATACCAAAGCCGATAAAGTAAAGACATCACAACTTGTTCTTTACAAAACATATTATGCAAAACAATATGGTATTAGTCCTGAGGAAATAAATGTTGAGTATTTAATTCTTCGTAGAAAGATTATGGAAGATGCCGAATATGAGGCAATGAAACAGAGAGTTCAACGATTTGAACCATCAAATGGCAAAGTTTCTCAAAACAATATCAAGAAAGAAATTGCAGAATTTATTACCACAAACTTTACCGAAGAGGGTGAATATAAATTTGATGTAATACAATCTGCCGAAGGTGGTAACAATTATTCTAACTGCAAGTATTGTGATTTCAATTCTAATGAAGAACTTTGCCCGAAAGAAAAAAGAAATATAATGCCATTCTAAAATAAATCTACTATTTTCTATTGTTTTCTAAAATTGATACATATTTATATGTATGTTTAATTCATAGAGAATGTTGTGGATGCAAAATCAAAATACTCGAGCATACAAATTCGCAATTCTATAAAAGAAGAATTGGCAAACTATTGTCAAGAAAACGGATATAAATTGAGCGGATTGATAGAAAAACTTATATTAAATCATTTAACTGGAAGTTTAGGTGTTTCGTGAAAATAGCTCAATTAGCAATCATTGACCTTTCTGTTTATAGGGGCATACATACATTCACCAAAAATATATCATCACTCGGTAGTGTTGATACATTTTATTTTAATCCAAGTGAAACAAATAACTTCAAATCTGAATATCAGAACTGTACAGATATTTCAGAAATGGAAATAGGTGAACTCAAAAATAAATTGGAAGGTTATGATATTGTTGTTTTGAACCTCAACAAATTCATCTATGATGTTGATGGTATAGAAAAAAGAAAACCAGAACATAAAAAAAGATTGATCGATTTGGCAAAGATGTATTGTCAGTTGAATACTATAACTGCATTCTTTGACCATGAAATATATCCGTATGAGGGCATGCACTTCAATACAATTTGTGTTCCCGCTTTCATAAAGTATAGTGATTACTATTTAACATACACACCATTCTTTGTGGATGCTCTCAAAGAGTATATCGGAATGAGAGGAACTTCTGGATATACTTTTCAAGTCGGTGGTTATATTGACATGAGTATCTATGATAAATGGATTGAAAAATCATGGGTAGATGAAAAAGAATTACCATACATTTCAGAATGTGCTTACTACGCGAAATTCAAAGGTCATGGGAACTTCAAACCAATAGTAGAAACAATGAATAAGTTGGGATTGAAAGATTTATCTGGTAAGAAATTGGTTCATATTGGAAACACTTACTCACCTGAAAATTATTTCAATCATGTGAAGATACTTGCAGAACACGCAAACGTTTCTCGTAAAACTTTTAGTGATACATTTCTACCAGACTTTGATTTGGATCCAACTGTATTCAAAGTGTTCGATAACAATAAACCAATGATACTTGCTGGAACATACACAATGGAAAGTATGATGGACTTTTTATCTGGATGTAGATTTAGTATATCAACAACAAATACAAAAGTGCCGTTCTTCGGAATGTTTATCACACCGAGATTTGAATACGCTCAAATAGAAAAGAACTTGATGACTATTCCAATATATGATAAAACATATATTGACCTATTCAAAGGAACAGAATTTTCTGAATTAGTTTTGTCTTATGATATAAATGATTTGGAAAATTCGTTAAAAAGTCTTATATTAGAAATGAAAAGATTAGAACAAGACGAAGAAGAATATAACAGAAGAAGATTGCGATTGATACGATTAACCAGAGACATGAATAAACTTGATAACTTTGTTCGTGACATGAATGAAATAGTTTCAAACGGTAAAAGAAATAAAGATGATTATTCGGAAGATTGGTTTAATTCGTCATTAGAACAAATGGGTTACAAATTCAAACCATATCGTAAGATGTTATTGAATATGCAAACCGTATCAACAAATACAACACAAAAGTTTTTTAACATATAAAGGTTTCACATGGCAAAGAAAAAGATATTATTGTTGTCAGATGATTTGAGACTAACATCCGGTATTGCAACTGTATCAAGAGATATAGTTATTTCAACCGCCAAAGAATTTGATTGGGTTCAGGTTGGTGCCGCTATAAATCATCCAGATAAAGGAAAAGTGTTGGATTTATCCGAAGACACAAAAAATATAACCGGTGTAGATGATGCATCTGTTAAAATATATTGTAATGATGGTTACGGTGACTCACTTCTATTAAGAAGAATGATTGAAATGGAAAAGCCGGATGCTATTTTACATTTTACAGATCCAAGATTTTGGGGATGGTTGTATAACATGGAACATGAAATACGTCAAAAAATTCCTCTAATGTATCTTAACATTTGGGATGGTGCCGGATTTATCGGTGATACACCAACCGATCCAATGTGGAATAAAGATGCATACGCAAGTTGTGATTTGTTAATGGCAATTTCAAAACAAACCTATGGTATAAATAAACGCATATTGGAAAGAATAGATGAACCAACTCCAGACCACAGAATAACATATGTTCCCCATGGTATTGA